GTACGACTACCAAAAAGACTATTTCTTGGGGTCCAAGTCCCAAGTGACCCTCTACAAGGGACACCTAGGCATCGGGGTCGCCGAACCCTCGGGCCAATTGGAACTCGCGGGAGATGAAAGGCTCCAATCTTTCCCACCGAGAGGATTAGAACGAACCACCGCCGAAGTTTACAACACTGGGATAACAGCTGATGAATTTGTAGAAGGACATGGTGTATTTAATGTATCTGCATCAGGTGGTCAAAATAACAATGCTAATGGACCTCAGTATGTTTTTCGCCGTCAATCCCCATTTACGGCCGTCGCAGGTGATTTAAATTATTGGAGTAGGGCAAGTGTTTATAACTCATCGGGTACACATATAGGTGATGCAAAAACATCTATGAAGGATGGTAGTACTCTAAATGGTGAATGGATTCAATTATCATCACCGTATGGTTATTATCTTAAAAAAACGGTACTTTATCACAGATATCACAGTAGTGGTAATGATTGGCCACGGGCTAGAATGCCAAAGGATTTTACTTTTGTAGGATCAAACAATGGTTCTAGTTGGTCAATTATAAAAAGTTTTGGAAATATATCGTATGAAGCACTGACAGGAAAGGATCTCGAAATAGATTCAAAAAATGTATACAAAGATGTGAGATTGATTGTCCATTCGATCGTTGCGGTAAACCCTGATGGAGTATCTGGAAATGAAACCAGTTTAGATATAGGACAATGGCATCTCTTCGGCACCCCCGGCCCCACGACCCTGGACAAGGGTTCGCTCACGTTAGGGCGGTCCCTCGATGTTCCCCGCATCTCTCGGTACGACGTGGATACGGAAACCCCGAGACCTGAGAAGTTGCTGGTGGATTTCGATACCACCGTCAATTCCTCACCCACAGATATCTCGGGGAAGGGGAATCATGGGGCGTTCGGTGGATCTGCTTATTATTCAAGTGCTGATAAAGCTTTTATTTTAGCAAATAACCCAGCAGCTATAAGTTCGGCTTCTACTCACTATATCGAAGCAGAATTAAATAATAGTGAAACGGGTAATCAATATCATAGTGTATCCTTATGGGTTAAAGTCTTATCCGGACAGAACTCGGCGTGGAGGGCTATATTTGAATCCAGTGAAAACCCAAGATCTGGGAATAGTTATATCAGTTTATACGTTAAAGGGGGTACGGATATTCTCGTATTTGCACACGGTGCAAGTAATATAGAGAGTGATCCAGTCTCAAATCTCTACTTTCAATGGCACCATGTTGTATTAACATACGACGGTGCGAATCGCAAAATGTATTTAGATGGTGTGTTAATCAAAACTGGGGCGACTACAACATGGTCGGGAGTGGCAAATATGTCACTGCGATTGGGGAAAAATAACTCAACGAGTGGCAATGAAGGTTGTGATTGTCACATTTCTAACTTTAAAATGTATTGGCAAACGGCCCTCGAACCCTCGGAGGTCCAAAAGTTGTACCGGTTGGGCCGAACCGGGCGGTCCATGGTCATCAGCGACACGGCCGTCGGCATCGGGAAAGTCCCTGAAGCCCAATTGGATGTGAGGGGGTCCGGTGGATTTACAGGTGATCTTACAGTGGGTGGAAATATGAATAATTACCAATATTGGCTTCGGGGTAATAGACGTGCTACAAACGTCACGACCGGAGACAGCTCTGGTCGTATTTATGTAGAATTTGATGCAATAGATGGTTATACATCCGCCTGGAAATCAAACCAATATTATGAAGCTCCCGTAGATGGTGTATATATGACAATGGGTTCCTTTATGGCCTACCCAACACACGAAGCTACCTCGTACGCTTGGGCACTTGTTAGAAGGAGTGATAGTAGTGGAACCGTCATCAACGACGGTGAAATAAATGATATGCACGACCCCCGCAACGCGCTCGCGGCGGGTAACATTTTTTATCAGTCGTGGCAATTTAAACAGTCACATAAATGTAATAAAGGAGATCGATTGCAAGTAGTTTACGCCGCCACGAACGCAAGTGCCGCTATGCAACTTCACGCGGGTTGGGGAAATATTACTATTTTCAAACTTGGATAATTTATTTATAGTCTTATAATAAATGGACCCCACTGTAAATCGTGATATAGTACAGGTTATTATGAATCTTGATACGGTTCCACCATCTTTTAATTCTGGAAATACATATGAATCAATAATATTTCCAGAGGGCTACGAAAAACCCTCGAAAGAGGCGTTCGAGGCCAAACTCAAAGAGTACATCGATGCCAAACCCGATAGAGAACTTCGTCTTCAACGAGGCGTGAAACTGACCACTACAGACTTCTTGATGGTTTCTGATTTCCCTTTCCCCTCGGATGCTATACGCCAGGCGTGGAAAACGTACCGCCAGGCACTCAGAGATATAACAGCTACAACGACACCATCTTTTGATGAAAATAGCCGATTGGTAGTCACTTGGCCCACACCACCAATTTGGCCCGCGAATGTGGTCTAAGTTCCAATCGACGCAGTCGATTGTCCCCAAGAATCGACACAGTCGATTGTCCCTCCCCGTTCTCCCACGAATCCCTCAGATTCGTCGAAGTTCGTCTAGGCTTAAAAATAAAGTCTCACTATATTATAAAATGTCTGGTGGTATTGCCCAACTCGTAGCCGTCGGAGCTCAGGACGTCCACCTCGTGGGTCAACCCGAGGTCAGTTTCTTCAGGTCCACCTATAAACGTCACACCAATTTTTCCCAAACTGTCGAACGTCAGGTCATTCAAGGCAACGTCTCCAACCATGGCATGTCCACCGTCCGCTTCGAGCGCAAGGGTGACATGCTCAACTATGTTTACCTCGTTCCCAACAATGGTAGTTTAACCCAAGCCGTCGCTGATTGGAGGACCGTAATTTCCAAGGTTGAACTCATGGTGGGGGGTCAAGTTATTGATGAACAAGATTCTACCTATTCTACCCTTATCGCTCCTACTCTCTCCGCGACCTCTTCTTCCAAGTCGGTTGCCGGTGATCTCTACGGTGGCGCTACCAATGAGCGCTTCTACCCTCTCCGATTTGCTTTCTGTGAGAACTGGCAGACTGCTCTCCCACTCATTGCCTTGCAATATCATGATGTTGAGCTCCGGATCACTTGGGGTGCTGACGCGGCCGACCATAAGTGGGATATCTTCGCGAACTATGCGTACCTCGATACCCAGGAGCGTGAGATGTTCGCTGCCGAACCTCTCAACATGCTCATCACCCAGGTACAGAAGGCGGTATCCTCCGGTTCCAAGATGCAGGAGCTGAACTTCAACCACCCCGTCAAGTATCTCACTTCAGCGGACAGCGCTGCTCTTGACATCCTCAACGATGACAATAAGCTCAAGCTCCAAATTAACGGTACCGATGTTGCCGACTTCAAGTTTGCGAACCCTAACTATACTTCGGTTCCTCTCTATTACCACACCTCCCATGGTAACTCCACTCCCGCCACTAAGCTCTTCACGTATCCTTTCTGCCTCGAGACTGGTAAGTTGCAGCCCACTGGCACGCTCAACTTTTCTCGTCTTGACTCCGCTCGTATCATCAACGATACTCGGTCGGTAAATAAGGATATTTATGCCGTAAATTACAACATTTTAAGGGTCGAAAATGGTATGGGTGGTCTATTATATTCTAACTAATTAGTAAAAGATGCTTTGGAAAATAGTTTTTCTTCTCTCCATCGTTTTTGTATTGACGTACGATCCTAAATCCAGGACACTTGAAACCTTTGTCGGTCAGCCCACAACGCCAACCACAGAGAAAACATGTGAAAATGCGCATTACGAAGCCGTCCAATTCGCTCAGACGCCATACGAGTGTCCCGCATCCGGTAAAACCAAAATGGGTGCAGTGATGTAGAATACTTAAAAAGAAGATGTTATTTTTATTTATAAATGATTCCGGTTACTAAAGATACTCTATTGATTGTCGCAACTGTCGTATGCGCCGTAGCACTTGTATTTCTTTTTAAAGAGTTGAACAAGACTAAAAAGGATATTGATGGCTTTAGAAATTTTTCAGCCCAGGTCGTCAGACATCTTAGTGCACCCCCTGAGGAACCCGTTGTTCCCGAAACAGAAGTTGAAACCAACGTTGAAACCAAAGAAAGTGAGGTAAAGAAGGAGGAATAAACATATCCACATATTATAACTTGCGAATGCGCAATGAAAAAGTACAAAGCAATCGCAATACCGGTTAGTTTTATAGATGGAAAACCGAGATTTCTCACGGTGAGAGATTGGCGGTTTAAGGATTGGATTTTTGTTACAGGTGGGTGTAGACGACGAGAAATATTTAATCCTTTACGATGTGCTTTACGAGAATTAGAAGAAGAGACGCGGGGTGTTGTTTCTTTAAAAAATGGAGAGTATACAGAGTTTAAATTTATACACAAAGAAAGTCCGACGGTCGATCTTGAATATAATGTCTATATATTTTTTGTCAATTATTCTCGTCCGGAACAACAGACACAAATACGAAAATTTTACGAAGAAAAGCACAAGACACAAATTAAAAAGATGAACAATCAACCCATACGCAAAACGCACGATGAAAACGATTACATGAGTTATGATACTCTCGAAGAGTTCAACTCACGTAAACGATGGAAACTCATTATTGATAACGTCATTAAAAACCCTAAATTTTACGCGTGCATAAGTTCTCATAATAGAAAAACCTTCTCTATTAAATAATGAAGTCGAAGGCTTTCATTTTAAGACAGATAAGTGAACTGTTAGCGAGTAACCGAGGTATGTGTCAAGAAGAGATTCAAGAATGGATTGGAAAAAATGAAGAAAAAACAGTATATGAATTGTTAACCTTTAAAAAGGAACTTTCTAAAACGAAAGAATATCAGGACGTTTCGTGTATGAAATGGTTTAGAGATGATGAACAATAATAATGTATGTTTAAGAATTGGTCGCAGAAATTCAATAATGCTACCAATCTATCACATGTGCTCATGGACGGAGGTAAACTCTCAGTGCCATTTGATAGATTGAATGAATTTTATGATGTATATATACAGTCTGTAAAATCGGGTGAGAGGATTTACGTTGTTGAGCAAAAGAGTGAGACGTATAACTTTTTTGTTGATATCGATTACAAAGATGTTGAACCATTAGGTATAGATGATATCCGTGAAATATCTAAAACTATATGTGACACGGTAAACTTCCATGGTGCTAAAGAATGTCTCATCTCTGTATCTCCTCCAAAACCTTCTGGTGACATAACGAAAACGGGTATACACCTTAACTGGCCAGAGTTTGTAGTTGATCAAAATTCAGCTATCGCACTTCGTGAACATATTCTCGTGTCTCTATCAAAATTTAATAGCACAATGGATTGGAATGAAATTATAGATTCGTCTGTATACGGTGACGCACGTAGAAAAACAAAGGGAAGTGGTTTCCGAATGCCATGGTCGTATAAACGAGCGAAGCATGACGCATGTGGTGGTAAAGGGTGTGCAAGTTGTGAAAATGGTAGGATTGACCAGTTGGCATATCTTCCAGTGTTTATGTACACGCTTGGTTCTCTCGCGAGAATAAGTCCGGAACCGAGTGTTAAAATCCTAAAAATGTCAGCCGTTCGGACAGATGCACCCAGGACAATAACAGTCGAACCACCTTCTGTATCATTTAGAATCAAAGAATGTTCATTTTCTGATGATCAAACTAATAATGAAATATACGACGAAGAGTTGAAAAATCGTATTGAGACATTTATTAGAAAGAATATGGATGGTCAGGACAATGCATACATCACTAAATTATTCAAAAATAAAGAAACGTATTACGCAGCGACAACTTCTAGATATTGTGAAAATGTAAAAAGAAATCATAGTTCGAATCATGTATGGTTCATCATAAGTGGAAGAGAGATTCTTCAAAAGTGTTTCAGTCGACATGAAACAATTAGGGGACGACGTGATGGATTTTGTGAATACTTTTGTGGTAGAAGACATAAATTAACAAATGACATTATTGATAAACTTTACCCTAAAAAGGAAGTTCTCAGTAAATGTCCTGAAATCAAAAAAATTATAGAAAAACCAGGAATTAAACAAATGGAAATAAAACCAGATTTAGAATATTTTATAAATCATAACATGAAATGTAGTGATGATACACGAATTGTTAATATAAATCATGACAATAAGAACAATTTTATGGTGATGACAACATCTAATTATTGTGAAACTATTTCAGGTATACACGACAATAAGACCATGTCATACAGTATCAATAAAAACAAAATAACACAGAAGTGTCCTCTATGTAAACGAAGTAAGGCTAGAACGCATCTATTACCGTCTAAAATCACCAGTAAGTTATCCCTTAAAGATACTTAAACAAATGTAACATAAAGAACTTAAATGTATAGGACAAGAACTGGGCGTACTATAAAGAAACCAGCTCTTTATGTACCTATAGAAACTGTTTTAGATGATGATTATGCCACGGATGAACATGATGATACTGATTCCGAGTCACTCATTGACACAGAAGACGAATATAAATCAGAAGATGAGAGTGATGGTGAGGACGGCGATGAAAATGGAAACCTTAAAGATTTTGTGGTTGATGATGAAAGTGAAAGTGAGGAAGAATCAAGTTAAAAAAAACAGCAACTATATTAGAAATGGAAACTGACATCGGTAATCCCATTGAGTATAGCCCAAACATGGACCCTTTAATGCAGGCGAAGAATGAAGATAATACTGAAGAGATTGTACAAGACCAACCGTATTATTATCATCCAAGTGAAATGAATTACCCTCCTCCTCCTCCCCAGCAAACCGAAAAACTGGATATATTCGCGAACGTCGAGAAATCTACGTGGATAATCGCATTTGCTGTTTTTCTTTTAGGTTTTTTCATGGGTAAAACTATGCAACCTGTTATCCTCAGATACACCTAATCATTTACTAAGGTCTCTTATACGAGTCGAAAGTTTTGTATCAGTATCCTCGTACATGTCATTATTAACCCCCTTTTGCGGAAATCCACTTAACCAATGGTCTTCTGAAACAGATGCATAAGCAACAAACGTACCGATATCACCATACCTGGGAGGAATGCCATCCCGTCCAAAAAGAATAGGACCCCGTTGAGTATCTTCAACAAACCCATCAGTTGTTGAAGCTTCAGCCTCTGAGTTAGAACTTGTTTTGTTTTTTAAATTGTATTTTGGTTTAAAAAACAAAATAAAGAATGCCCCGACTAACAATATAGTTATAATTAGACGAAGCATGTTTATTTAATGTATATGAATATTATTTACGCGGATGACACTTCAGGCTCTCCCTCCTCCTTGACTTCCTCCAACTTAGCATCTGTGGAGGCAGCTTCTTCGTCCCGCTTCCTCTGGCGTTCCTTCATCTCCTCGGCGACAACCGCGTCAGCTTGCTTTACAAGTTCCTCCATAGGGGTATCTGGCTTTTCCTTCTTGAGACGCTCAAGAACCTCCGCGGGGTGAGAAATGGGAGCCTCATCTGGCTTGTTGTAAAACTGAGAGTTCTCATCACCAGCTGAGAAATTACTCTTGATTTGCGACATACCCTGTTTGCGTTCACTGAACATACGAGCCGCCTGTGATTGGTTCTCCTTGTAGCCAGACATGATCTCTTCAAGTTTTTCATTACTGTAATGCACATCCTCAATCTTGTCAGAGTCGGGAGGAATCAACAACCATTTGT